CAGCATAGCGGAGATTTTCTGAGTCGAATAGATGAGTTGAAGAGTCAGGGAATGAGTGATACGGAAATTGCAAAAGCTATGGGATTAACTACCACACAATATCGTACACAGAAATCATTGGCTAAAGATGAGAGGCGTGCACTGGATGTGGCAAGGGCGAAGTCTCTTAGGGAAGATGGACTAAGTCTAAATGAAATCGCAAAAGAGATGGGGTTTGCAAATGATTCATCTGTTCGTTCTTTACTGAATGAAAATTCCGAAGTTCGCATGAACCAGGCGAAGACCACCGCTGAATTTATCAAAAAACAAATTGATGAAAAAGGTATGATTGATGTCGGTGCAGGTGTGGAAAGAGAACTTGGCATTTCAAAAGAGAAATTGAATGAAGCTCTCTATATGTTGGAGATGGAAGGCTATCCTGTTTATGGAGGTAGAGTGGATCAGATAACAAATCCGGGTAAAAAGACAACTCTTCGGGTAATCTGTCCTCCTGGAACAGAGCATAAAGAAATTTATGATTTTGAGAATATCAATTCTTTGAAAGATTATGTGTCCCACGATGATGGAGAAACCTTCGATCCTAAATTTGTTTATCCGAAAAGTATGGATTCTAAGCGACTTCAAATTCGCTATTCCGAAGACGGCGGTGAATTGAAAGACGGAGTTGTTGAAATTCGTAGAGGTGTTGATGATTTGTCTTTGGGAGAATCGCACTATGCACAGGTACGAATTTTGGTTGACGGAAGTCATTACATTAAAGGTATGGCGGTTTATTCCGATGACTTGCCGGATGGTGTAGATGTTATGTTCAACACCAATAAGAAAAAAGGAACTCCTAAAATGGATGTTTTAAAACCAATCAAAGATGATCCGGATAACCCGTTTGGTTCTTTGATTAAAGAAGGCGTTAACCCGACTTCTGTGAAAGGCGGTCAGAGCTATTACTATGATAAGAATGGTAAGAAGCAGCTTTCACTAATAAATAAACGTGCGGAAGAAGGAGATTGGGGAGAATGGGCGGATAAACTTCCATCACAGTTCTTATCTAAACAGAGTCGAACCTTAATTAAGAAACAACTTAATCTGGCAGCAGCAGATAAGCAATCAGAATTTGATGAGATTTGTTCTTTGACTAATCCGACTGTAAAGAAAGCTCTTCTAAAATCTTTTGCTGATGATTGCGATGCAGCGGCAGTCCATTTACAAGCGGCAGCTCTTCCTCGTCAGAAGTACCAGGTTATTCTTCCTTTAACTTCTATTAAAGATAACGAAGTTTATGCTCCGAACTATAAGAATGGAGAAACTGTGGCTTTAGTTCGTTATCCGCATGGAGGAACCTTTGAGATTCCTGTTCTGACTGTAAACAACAAACAAGCTGAGGGAAGAAGAGTTCTTGGGAACACGCCGGCGGATGCCATCGGAATCAATAAAAAAGTGGCAGATAGACTTTCTGGAGCAGATTTTGATGGTGATACCGTTATGGTCATTCCATGCAACTCATCCAATAGTAGAGTGAAAATCACATCGACTCCACAGTTGAAAGGTCTTGAGGGATTCGATCCTAAGATGGCGTATGGAACAGTCAAAAAGGGTGGTGACTACTATAACGAAAGCGGTCAGAAGATTAAGATTATGAATAATACTCAGACAGAAATGGGTAAAATTTCAAATCTGATTACTGACATGACGTTAAAAGGAGCTACTCAGGATGAATTAGCAAGAGCGGTCCGCCATAGTATGGTTGTTATCGATGCCGAGAAGCATAAACTCGATTATAAAAAGAGCGAGCAAGATAATGGAATCACAGCCTTGAAGAAAAAATACCAGGCTCATGAAAATGATGATGGTTATGGTGGAGCTGCTACGTTGATTTCAAGAGCAAAGTCTGAAACCTCAGTGTTAAAAAGAAAAGGAAGTCCGATTATCGATAAAGAAACCGGTGAGCAAAGCTGGAAGACTGTTCGAGAGGAGTATGTGGATAAGAATGGGAGAACCCAGGTACGAACTCAGAAGAGTACCAAGATGGCAGAAACCAGAGATGCTCGGACACTTTCATCTGGAACTCCTCAGGAAGAGGCGTATGCGGACTATGCTAATACCATGAAGGCCCTGGCTAATCAGGCTCGTAAGGAGATGGTTAGTAGTGGGAAAATAGCTTACTCCGCTTCTGCAAAACAAACGTATCAAGCAGAAGTAGATTCCCTTATGGCGAAGTTGAATGTTGCTTTAAAGAATGCCCCTAGAGAACGTCAGGCACAGACCATGGCTAATTCCATTGTGGCTGCTAAAAAGAAAGACAACCCAGACATGACAAAAGCCGAAATTAAGAAGGCTAATCAACAGGCTCTTACTGCGGCTCGTACCGCCGTTGGTGCAAAGAGAACACCTATCGAGATTACAGATCGTGAATGGGAAGCAATTCAAGCGGGAGCTATTAGCGAGAATAAACTTACCCAGATTCTTAATAACACAAACATAGATACTGTCAGACAAAGAGCCACACCTCGTGCGACAACAACACTAAGCCCAGCAAAAGCAAATAGAATTGCGGCCTTGAATGCTTCGGGTTATAGCACTGCTGAGATAGCAGAAGCTTTAGGTGTATCGAGTTCCACAGTATCGAAGTATCTGAATGGAAAGGAGTGAACAAAGTAAAATGGCAAGCAAATGTATGCTTACAACTGTTGATAATCCTTTTGACCCATTTGAACAGTTCACTTCATGGTTCATGTTCGATGAGGAAAAAGGTTATCATACATGTTCGTATCTTGGAAGAATTGCGAGAACATCTGATCAACTTTCAGAAGAAGAAAATGAGTTGGAAAATGAACGAGCAATTGATGAAATTTTGAAATATGATTTTCGGAATATCTACAAAAAAGTTGTACAAAAAACATAATCGTATTGCGGTGTAATGGTGTAGGGGGGGGTCGTAAAAAATGCACCCCCTCCGTCATCGCGGCGGTCTTTGAAAATTCCCCGGGGGTATTTTTCGGAGAATGTTTTTACCTTCCGGCAGTATTTAACAGAGCTCATAAGGTTGACTAAGTAATAAGCTGTGGTTCTTTTTACTCTTTTTTCTCCTTTCGGTAAAAAAGTTGCAGTCAGCTTTGTGGGTTCTTTTAAATACTGCCAGAAAACTTTTATGAATCTATTGAAAAACACATGGGAAGGAGACAGTAAATGGCTAGAAAAGTAAAGAGTTCCGAATCGACAAGCTCTTCCAAAAAGATTCGCCCTGCTTTGACTCCGGAAGCAAGAGAACTTCAAATGATTTCTCTGGCTGTTGACTTGGCTGAAAAGCAATTACTGGAGGGGACTGCTTCTTCTCAAGTCATTACGCATTATCTGAAATTAGGATCTTCCAGAGAAAAGCTAGAACAAGAACGACTAGCAGAAGAGAATAATTTAGCCAGGGCAAAAGTGAGGGCTATTGATTCCACTGACGAAATTAAAGATCTCTATAAAGATGCCATCAATGCATTTCGTATATACAGCGGACAGGGTAACGACGATGATTAGGACATATGCAGAACTATCAAAATTGAAGACTTTTAAAGAACGATACGAGTATCTTCGTTTAGGCGGAGTTGTCGGGACAGACACTTTTGGATTTGACCGATATTTGAATCAGATTTTTTATCGGTCTACAGAATGGAAGTCAGTTCGTGATTTTGTGATTGTGAGAGATAATGGATGCGATCTTGGAATAGAAGGACATGAAATATATGGGAAAATATTGATTCATCATATGAATCCAATTTCCGTAGAGGATATTTTAAAAAGAAGCGATTTCCTTTTAAATCCCGAATATCTCATCTCAACAATTCTTACAACACATAATGCCATTCATTACGGAGACGAAAGTCTTCCCATTACAGAACCTATTGTTCGAAGCAGAAATGATACATGTCCCTGGAAACGTTGATGGAGAGGAGGTTATGGAGATTATGGAAAGCGTACTTACATCAATAAAAAAAATGCTTGGTATTACAGAAGAGTATGAACACTTCGATTCAGATATTATCATGCATATCAATTCGGTGTTTATGATTTTGACTCAACTTGGCGTTGGTCCGCCATCAGGATTTTCTATTCGAGA